TACCTTTTAGTTATAGAGCTACAAGTGACCTTACAGTTACATTATCAGGGGTAGTAACTACAGCTTACACTTTAAATAGTGCAGGAACTACACTAACTTTTAATACTGCACCTGCTCAAGATGTAGCCATAGAAATTAGAAGAAGAACCTCACAAGGTACTAAATTAGTAGATTATGCTTCTGGTTCTGTACTTACAGAAAATGATTTAGATACAGATAGTGACCAAGCATTCTTTATGTCTCAAGAGGCTATTGATGATGCAGGAGACGTTATCAAAGTCTCTAATACAAACTTTCAATGGGACGTACAAAATAAAAGATTAACAAACGTTGCTGACCCAGTAAATAATACAGACGGTGTCAACAAACAGTTTATTTCTACAAATTTACCAAACATTACAACAGTTGCAGGTATAGCTTCTGATGTAACTACAGTTGCTAATAACAATGCTAATGTTACAGCAGTTGCAAATGATGCAACAGATATAGGTACAGTAGCTACAAACATAGCTTCAGTTAATACAGTTGCTACTAACATCAATGATGTAATTAAAGTTGCTGATGATTTAAACGAAGCAATCTCTGAAGTAGAAACAGTAGCAAATGATTTAAACGAAGCAACTTCAGAAATAGAAGTTGTTGCTAATAATATTACAAATGTAAATACAGTTGGTACTAATATTTCTAATGTTAATACAGTTGCAGGTGTTAATGCTGATGTGACAACTGTTGCAGGTATCAGTGCAAACGTAACAAGTGTTGCAGGTATTTCAACAGCAGTTTCAAATGTCAACTCAAATAGCACAAATATCAATGCGGTTAATGCTAATTCAGCTAACATAAACACAGTAGCAGGTATAAATGCAGATGTAACTTCAGTTGCAGGTATTTCTAGTGCAGTATCAGCCGTCAATTCAAATTCAACAAACATTAATGCAGTTAATGCTAATAGTGCAAATATTAATTCAGTAGCAGGTAATGCTACAAACATAAATACTGTTGCAGGTAACAATACAAATATTTCAACAGTTGCAGGAGTATCAGGTAACGTAACAACAGTTGCAGGAATTTCAGCAGATGTAACAGCAGTAGCAGGAGATGCTACAGACATTGGAACAGTTGCTACAAACCTAGCAGGAACAGACACTATTGGAACTGTAGCAGGTTCAATTACTAATGTTAATAATGTTGGTGGTTCAATTGCTAATGTAAATACAGTTGCAGGAAATTTATCTGGTGTAAATTACTTTGGAGAAAGATACAGAGTATCAGCAACAGCACCTACAACTTCATTAGATGTTGGAGATTTATATTACGACACAGCAACAGATGCTATGAAAGTCTATGGTTCATCTGGTTGGCAGAACGCAGGTTCATCAGTTAATGGAACTTCACAACGATATAACTACACAGCAATATCTGGTCAAACAACTTTCACAGGTTCAGACAACAATGGTAACACACTTACTTATGATGCAGGTTACATTGATGTTTATTTAAATGGTGTAAAATTATTAAATGGAACAGATGTTACAGTAACAAGTGGTTCATCAGTAGTTTTAGCAACAGGTGCTACCGCAGGAGATGTAGTTGATATTGTTGCTTATGGAACTTTCTCAGTTGCAAGTCTAAACGCAGATAACCTAGATAGTGGTACAGTACCAGATGGAAGAATTACTGGTGCTTATACAGGTATTACTAATCTTACAATGTCTGGAGACTTAACAGTTGATACAAATACTTTATATGTTGATAGCACAAATAATAGAGTTGGTATTGGTACAAGTTCTCCAGAGGAAAAATTAGATTTTGGAGATGGCTTTCAAAATTTAAGAGCAGGTTTAAGAACATATCTTGGTGCAGGTTATTCTTCTGGTGGTACTATATTAGGTCATACTGTTAAAGCAAAAGATAGTTCTACTGATGGTGCTTCTCCAATGGAAGTTATTGAAACTAATTCTAGTGGTGGCGCACCATCTGCAATTAGAATGCACTATGGTAATATAGAATTTCACACAGCATCAAGTGGAACAGCAAATGCTTTATTTGATAGTGAACGAATGCGTATTTACGAAACTGGAGCAGTTCTTTTAGGAACAACAACAGTTGGAAGTGCATCAGCAGGAGATTTAGTAGTTAATGGTGGAGTATTTCTTGGTGGCACAGCATCAGCAAACAAATTAGACGATTACGAAGAAGGAACTTGGACACCTACCATAGGTGAAGGTACACTTAGTTCTCAAGGTGGAAGATACGTTAAAATTGGTAATATAGTACACATTACAGGTTATATTTTTAGTCCAACAGAAAGAACACTTACAACCGAAGTAACAGTCGGTGGACTTCCTTTTAATGCAGTAGTTTTTGGTGGAAATTATTATTCACAAGATACCACAGTTGGAACTTGTTTAGCAAGGAGAGTTACTTTTGACCATTATGTAGTTGCTAAATTAAAAACAGCAACTGAACTTTCTTTTGTAGATATAGATAATGATGGAGCTAATAATTTCTACATAAGATACGCAGACTTTTTTCAAGGTGCTGCATTTTTAACTTTTCAAATGACTTACGAAACAGCTTAACAACAATAAGGAGACAAACTATGGCAATAACTAAAGAGACACAGATTGGTAAAATCGAAGTGGTCGGAAAATACAAATCAGTTCAAGTAAGAACAGATACTGTAGTTATGGAAGACAATGAAGAATTATCAAGAAAGTATCATAGACATTCTTTAATGCCAGATGCAGATATATCTAATGAACACTCAGAGGTTCAAGCAGTATGTAATGCAGTATGGACACAAGATGTTAAAGATGCTTATGAAACTTTTAAAGCTAGTCAAGCTGAGGAATTATAATGAGTAACGCAAGAGATAAAGCTAACATACCTGCACTTAACTTTTCATCTACTGGTATAGATGACAATGCTACAAGTACAGCTATTACTATTGATAGTGATGAGTATGTTGGGATTGGAACTACTTCTCCAACATCAGGATTACATATTGAAAGCAACTCATCTGCAGTTAAAAGGAGATTAAGAATAGCTTATGATGGAAGTTATTATTATGATTTTTTGCAAGCAGGTGCAGTTGGATTATATTTTAATTCTGTTGGTGGACTAAATCATGTATGGCAAAATAATGGTTCAGAAGTTATGCGTATAGCAGGTAATAACGTAGGTATTGGTACAAGTAGTCCTTCCTATCCTTTAGATGTACAAAAAGCCTCTGGTGATGTTTTTATTAGAGCAAAAGGTAATAGTTCTACTGCTGGTGGCATTTTCAGAGCTGAAGGTGCTGATGCTGGTTCTTTTCCAGGTTTACATACTGCACAAGGGGGAACAAACTATTGGAGTATTGGACAAAGAGGAGATACTAATCTTCATTTAAACAGAGAATCTGGAAGTGGTAATGTCATTGTAGATGCTGGTAACGTAGGTATTGGTACAACATCATTTAATTATGGCAAATTAGAAGTTGCAAATAGTGGATATAGTGCTTTTGCTGTAAGGTCAACTGACGCTTCTGGCGCTATCGCTTATTTAGCAGCTAATTTATCAAGTGAAGTTAGGATGGGTAGCATTTCAAATCACCCACTATCAATTAGAACTGCAAACACAGAACGTATGCGTATTGATAGTTCTGGTAACGTAGGTATTGGTACAAGTAATCCATCTGAAAAATTAGATGTTACTGGAGATATGATAATTAATTGTTCAGGAGGAAACAAAGGTCTAACAATAAAACCAACAGTTAATGGCTCAACTTCAATTCTTTTAGATACTACTACTGATAATTCTGGAAATAGAAACTGGGGAATTAGAAATCGATATAATGGTTTTGGTAGATTTGAAATAATGAGAGGCACAACTAATACTGACTCACCTTTAACTACTGTTCTTAGAATAGATAATGATAGTTCAGCAACTTTTACTGGTTCATTGTCAAAGGCATCTGGTTCATTTAAAATTGACCACCCTTTATCATCAAAAACTAATACACATCATCTTGTTCATTCATTTGTAGAAGCACCTCAAGCTGATAATATTTATAGAGGTAAAATAGATTTAGTTAATGGAACAGCTACAGTTAATATTGATACAGTAGCAGGAATGAGTGAAGGAACTTTTGTTTTATTAAATAGAGAAGTTCAATGCTTTACATCTAATGAAACTGGGTGGACAGCAGTAAAAGGTTCTGTATCTGGAAATATTTTAACAATTACAGCTCAAGACAATACTTGTACCGATACTATTTCATGGTTAGTTATTGGAGAAAGAAAAGACCAACATATGTATGACACTAGTTGGACAGATGAAAATGGTAAAGTAATTGTTGAACCATTAAAAGAAATAGAACAATCAATACAATAATAAGGAGAATAACTATGATAACATACGAATGGTCTTTCCCAAACTTTGAGTGTGATAGCTCAAACGTAGTTAAGACAATACATTGGAGATATACAGCAGTAGATGGAGAACATACTGCATCTATGTATGGCTCTTGTGCAGGTTCAGAAGGTATGGATTTTGATGCTATGACTAAAGAACATTGTGAAAATTGTGTTCTTGAAAACCAAGATACAACGATTGAAGAAATGCAAAGCAACTTGTCTGCACAAATCGAAGAACAGAAGAACCCTGCATTGACATCAAAAACTAAGGAGTGGTAATGAACTTTAAGTTTGACGACAAAGACTACGATAGCGATAAGCTATCTGACAATGGTAAATTATATCTTGGTAAATTACAAAATATAAATACTAAAGAACAACAAATTTCTTTAGAGTTTCAAGATTTAGGTATCTTAAAAGCTAAATATACTGAACTTTTAAAAGCTGAACTTCCTAAAGATAAGGAAGTAAAAGCAGATAAGGCAGAAGCGAAGAAGAAGTAATGCCTAGAAAAAAAGTTACTCCAAGTCTAATTGCTGAACAAGCAACTGGAGTAAGACTTTCAAGCCATGAGAAACTATGTGCTGAAAGAATGAAGACATTAAACGAAAGTATTAATGAGTTAAAACGAGAAGTTAAATCTTTGAGACAAGATGTTTCTATGGGACAGGGTGGACTAAAAGTTATCCTTGCTGTTGGAACATTACTTGTTGGAATTATAGGATTTTTTCAGTTTAAGTGAAATTTATATTAGCCTTTAGCA